ATATCGACCACAACTGACGCTAATTACACAATAACTCGTCCAAGAGCAACAAGAAAACCACAAAAATGGACTTTTGGCTATAAGGCGGTTAGCGACGAAGACTATAACACTTTTGATGCTTTTTATCAATTGGTCGGCATGTCGGAGATGTTTTACTTTACTCCTTTGGTTGGTCCGACAGCAGGAGAACGTTCCACGGTCAGGATAACGGCCAAAGGAGACTGGCAACGCTATTTCACCGGTTGGCAGGGAACCCTAACGTTCCAGGAGGTATAGCATGAATATATGGTCAGCTGCAGGAATTTTAGAAAAAAACAAACTAGCCAACACGCAACCGTTCTTATTATTGCTAGAAATAGAAGCAGAGGGAATAGAAGAAACTATCCGGTTGGCTAGAAATAATGAAGACGTAATTTTTAATGGGCAAATATATCAAATGTTCCCTTTCGACATTGACGCAGTGGTTGAAGATGGCAAGCAGATACCGTCGCTCTCGCTAAAAGTAAGTAACGCAACAGGCATAATTCAAGGCTATATACAATCTTATAATGGATTGGCTGATGCGAAAGTAAAAATACTTTTGGTACATGCGGCACATTTAGATAACACTACTCCTGAAATGGAATTTGATTATGTTATCAACGAAACGAAATATGATGAATCTTGGATCACATTTGCAATCGGATCGAGTAATGACCATTCTTACAGATTTCCGCCGCAACGATATATAACGAACTTTTGCAGCTATCGTTATAAAGATATTCGCTGTGGCTATAACGGAGCCTTGGATGTATGCGACGGCACGCTTGAGACCTGCCGAATTCCCAAACGTTTCGGAGGAGAACCGGGGTTGGAAAATGGAACATAATTTTGACGATATAATTGGTAAGCCATTTAAAAGCGGTGAGCGCGGCCCTGACAGTTACGACTGCTATGGCTGCGCTATAGCTGTATATGAGCGGTATGGAATTAAATTGCCGGCCTGCCCAATAACGGAATATACGGCAACTTGCATAGCCAATAAAATAGAAGAAGAAACCCAAAAGAAACAGTGGAAACGCATAGAAGAGCCTATTGTACCATGTATTGTAGTGATGAAAATAAGTTGTGAATCGTGGGCAAACCATGTTGGCGTTTACATCGGTGATGGAAAATTTATTCAAGCCTATAAAAAATCTGGCGTAGTAATAGATAAAATAAAAAAATGGAAAAATTACATCGAAGGATACTATATCCCAGGAGGTGAAGACATTGCTTCAAATAGTTAAAATAGAAAACCCGTTCGACCGGGCATCAAGAAAAATTGAACAGTGTATCTTCGCTCCTGGCAAGCCCTTAACTTTTTATATTCAAGACGAAGGAGTCAGCTTCGTCGTTAATGGCAATATTGTAGACGAACCGGAATCCTATTATCCCGCTGATAAAATGCAAATAATAGTAATACCGAAGGTTGAAGGCGGGTTTGGTAAGATATTTGCTATGGTGGCGACAATGGCTTTAATGTACTATGGCGGCGGCATAATGGGAGCAAGCCACGGCGTATTCGGCGCAATGAATACGTTCTGGCGCGTCATGGCCGCAGGGGCCGTCATGTTTATTGGTGGAAAAATAATAAATGCGATTGTGCCAACGGAAAATAATACATCGTCAAACAGCAGCGATGAAACTTATGGCTGGACAACACCCAGCATGGTTACAGGTGAGGGCGGAGTAATTGGGATGACGTTTGGAGAAGTAATCCCGACAATCCAAATTTTAGAGCAACATATCGAAACCGTCGACGACAAACAATATCTAAATCTTTTAATGACCGGAGGTATTGGACCGGTAGACGAAATAACAGACATCAAAATTGAAGGAACAGATATCGGGTTATTTGACGACGTAGAAATAGAACTAAAATTAGGAACAAATGATCAAGAGCCAATAAGTTTTTTTACCGATACCCCGCTAGATCAAAGCATACAGCTAACATTAACGACTGCGGGCCTTATAAGAACAAGCGAAAGCACCACGGCGGTTAGTTTAGAGGTAACGCTAGAATGGGGAAGCGGGCTGTATCATGTTAACGATAGCGGAAATTATGAAAATGCTAGCGTTGTAATCCAGTGCTATTATCGTCTAACCGGAGAAACAGAATGGACAGCCTTTTTTAGTTCAAATCAAACGGTCAAAGCGGCTCAATCCACAGCCCTAAGAAGAGCCTTTAGGGTTAAAGATTTGCCCGCCGGCGAATATGAAGTTAAAGCAATTGTAATATCAGAGCCAACGGGAAACAGATACCAAAAGACTTGCACCTGGTCTATTCTTACAAGCTATGACGAAGGACTTTATTCTAGACCTAACAAAGTTTTAGTGGGCATGCGCATACTTGCAACGGACCAGCTGTCTAGTAGCGTACCTACCGTAACGTGGAGGCAGACGCGCAGCATTATTTATGCATATAATCCGTATACCGATAGTTATGTTGAAAAGCCGGCAAGCAATCCTATTTGGGCCGCCTATGATATATATCACCAATGCAGGCGATTGAAAAACATAAACACAGGTTTATATGAATATACCGTGTTTGGTGTAGAACATTCAAGGCTTGACGCTTATTGGGATGAGTGGTTATCGGCAGCGGCGTATTCAGACGAGCAGGTTTTAGGCTCAGATGGTGTCACTTATGAAAATAGATTTACTTTTGATTACTTTTATGGTACTGAAATGAAACGATATGAGGCAGCTCAAAGAGCTGCGACGGTTGGCCACGCAGTCATAATGCCTCATGGAAATAATATTGGCGTGATAACGGATAAGCCGGGAACGATGGTACAAATATTCGGAGAGGGAAGAACAACCACAAGCTCTATTCAAGGAAGCTTCAGCGCTATCGATGATAGAGCCTTGGCTATAGAAGTTGTGTATGCTGACACTGACAACGATTTTGAAAAGACTCAATTTCTAGTACGATCGCCGAGATGGAACACCAGCACCAAAGAAGACAATACTGCAACTTTAACCTTATACGGGGTAAAAAGGAGAAGCCAAGCATACAGGGAAGGCGTTTACTCTCTTGCGAACAACGAATTGATAACCCAATACATCGAGCTACAAACCAATATTGACGCTATGGTTTGTGAATATGGAGATATTGTTGGCTATGCTCATAGCGTTTCACAGATTGGTACGGCATCCGGAAGAATTGTCAGCGCCACAGCGAATACCGTTGTTTTGGATAAGGAAGTAGGGCTATATAGTGACAAAACCTATCAAATAATATTTCAACTATCAGATGACAGCATAGTAACTAAAAACTTGGTGCAAGTTGAAACCGACACAGTAACCGATACGGTAACTATAAGTGAAGCCTTTAGCGTAATTCCAAGCGAATATGATAATTACATTTTTGGTGAGACTGACAATGTATTGAAAAAATTCAGGCTTACGGGCATCACAAGAAACAGCGACTTGACGTGCAAATTATCTCTTACGGAATACAACGAAGATGTTTATGACGGTGACTTAAATTATCCGTTATTCACGCTTCCGGCAAAAACGACACTCCAAAACGTAATAGCGCTAAGCTTGGCCGAAGAGTCACATATTTCAAACAGTCAAGAAAGCATAACTTTAAACTTATCGTGGTCGATGGAACGCGGAGCCAAGTATGATTCGTTTTCAGTTTTTTACACCGCAAACCAAGGAACGTGGACCTACCTAGGAACAACCTATGACTTAACGGCTAAAATACCAAACGCGATAGCGGGGGTGACTTATTACGTCAAAGTTGTTACTAAGCTTTCTGGGCTAACTTCAAGCGGAACCACCGGAGAAATAACAATAGTCGGTACGACGATTGAACCGCCGGACGCACTGGAAGCTTTCTCAGTAACGTATTTAAGCGGCAAGCACATTTTTTCTTGGAACAAACCCACCGGCGGTACAGAAATAACCGGCTATGAAATTAGAAAGGGCGCATGGGAGAGCGGACAGCTCGTTAAAAGAGTTGTAGGCGCGGACACAAGCACGACAGACTCCTTGGCCATAGTAGGCACCGTAACCTTTACGGCAAAACCATATAACAGCGGTGGTTATAGCGCAAACGCGTTGAGTGACATAATAACTATTGATACCTTACCGGCTGTTAAAACTTTATATAAAACAACAGCATTTGAGCAATTATGCACAAGTACCGGTGAAGGCGCAATAATAAAACAAGCGGTATATCAAAATACAGACCTGACATACGGAGACCTTGCAGCACTGACTTATGAAGACTTTCTTGTGGCACAATTTCTCGGGACACCGCTGGGAGATCTGGTGCTTTTGGGGCCGATAATCACGCTAGACACGTTAACACAAGCTTATATATCCATTACAGAGACATGGTTGTGGCAGCCGAACACCGCTAATAAGTACGAAATTTCTATTTCCTTAGACGGCGAACATTTTAGTGATTTCAAATTGTTGTCATCAGGAAACATGCCAATGAAGGCGTTCCAATTAAGGATAACCTTAACAGGCACGACAAGTCCGGCAATCATGAACAGCATCGGCGTAGAGGTAATAGCCAGTCAGACCATGCTGAGTTATCCCGGGTTGGTAATACCAGCTGGTGGCTTGACATTAACATTTGGGCAAGATTTTACAGAGAGTCCGTCAGTTATTGTTTCACCAAACACAAATGGTACCAAGTATGAAAAAGCAAATGTTAGCCAAGAAAGCTGTATTTTATATCTGTACGATTCTACTAGCGGCGAAGATATTGGCGGCATTGCTGATGTATTCATCGTAGGAAAATAAACGAAAGGAGATGATTTATATGGCTTTCAACGCAGAGGTGCCGGCATCAAGTGATAATGCGGCCGCATTTTTAGCGCAATTGTTATTGAACGACAAAATAAATCAACAAGTTGACAACAATGCGGTTTTAAATTCAGGGATCATCAGAGGAAATGTAGTCAAATATTCTTCCGCATTAGGCAAGTGGTTTCTTAACGACGGAACTGTAGCACCTGGCTCTACTGATACTATCGGTATAGTAGAGATGGCAAGCGGAACAAGCGGACAGGTAAAAAGTGGAGGTATATATTTAGACGCAAGTCTTACATCGAGTAGCCCTTATTATTGCCAAGCAGACGGAACAATGGGGACGACAGTTACAAAGCTGTTTATGGGCAGAATTACCTCGGCGGGAGTATTCATAATTTCGTCAGGTTTGGGAGCAGCAAGCCCAATTGCTTCAGCCTCTACCGCTGGTATAGTTAAGGTGGGCAGTAATATAGCAGTAAGTGAGGACGGAACGATATCGGTTGCTGCCATACAGAATACAACGATAACGACAGGAACTGTATCTGGTGATAGTGGTACAATTCCGCTTCCTAGTGGATATACTAGAGAACAATGTCATTATATGGTGTCCATGAATTACTTTGAAGAGATTACTTATCTTGGCCGTACTATTTTTACATGTTCCGTTGCAACCGCAACTGGTGTGGTGACGTGCTATACATCATGGTATAGTAGTTCCGATAACAAATGGTCGCAAACACATCGCACCGCTAATTATATTTGTGTGGCAATTAAATAGGAGGAATATATTATGATGTTTTATGTTTTTAATGTTGCTGGTAAAAAAATAAGCTCAATAAACCATCTCCCGAATTTTGAAGATTTAGCAACGAGAAATGAAAGAGCTATTGAAGTAAATGAGGAACAAGCAGTTAAATTTGATGCCGGCGCAACCATTGACGAAAATAATAATTTGGTTGAGTATGAAAAGCCTTTGGAAGAAAGCCGGTTAGAATATATAGCGGCAGCAAAAGCTTACAGGGATAGTCAAGAGGTTACGGCTATAACTTATAATGGCAACGATTATGACTACGATGCTAAAGCACGCGAACGGCTAAATATAGCGCGGCAGGCCTTGGAAGATTCAGGGACAGAGTCAATAGACTGGACAACTGCCGCCGGTATAGACGTTACCTTAACCGTTGCAGACTTCGCAGGCATCAACGGAGCGGTTGCGTTAAGGTCTAATACCTTGCACATAGATTATCGTGAAACGAAAGCAAAATTAGAAGTAGCAAAAAGCGTTGAGGAACTAGAGGAGATATTCCATCAAAAAGACTAAAAAGGAGAACAAAATTATGCCTTATGATAAGAAATTGCATTTTTTCGCAGGATTCGTTTTATCAATTATAGTGTGTTTGCTAAAAGGAAGCCATGTTTGGGCTATCGGTGTAGCCTTAGCCGCTGGGATAATAAAAGAAATAAGAGATTACTTAACACAAAAAGGTACCGTGGAATTAATGGATGTTGTAGCCACCGCTGTAGGTGGTATTGCTGCCGCTATAATTTTTAACTTGATTTAAAAATTTTAAACAAGGGAGTGATTGGCATGGTAAACGTAAAATTATGCTTCCGGCAGGGCAAGGGAGATGATCCAAATTTCTAAGACTGGGGAAACAAAGATCACATTATGGGAGGCGTGAAGTGACAGACATGGACAAGATAGCCAATATGTTAAAATCTGGGTTCGAAAGTATAGCGGAATTTTGGCCGATAAAATTGATAGCGTCATGTTTCGCGACGTGTTTCACGTGGTTATTTGGCGGCACAGAAGCCATATTCGCCACGGTTTTAGGCTTTGTGGTTTTAGACACGTTAACCAAATGGGCGTGTATAACTAAAAAATATTTGATGGCTAACGGGGCAGAAGAAGACAGAATCAATGTTTTTAGTTTATTTTGTGGATTTTGGCTAGCATGGAAACCCGGGTTTCTGACATCCACACAGCTACGCAAGTGCTGGGGAGATAAGCTGCTAACTTATTTGGTGTTGATATTGTGTGCTGGTTTCATGGGAAAAATGCCAAAAATAGCGCTCTATGGTTTGCCGATAAACGGCAGCATTTCAGGAGGAATATACACATTCATCGCACTTACAGAAATTTTTAGCATCTGTGAAAACTTTGAGGAAATGGGCAACAAGAGCCTGGAAAGTTTTATAAAAATATTAACCAATATTACTAATAGAATTACCGGAACGAGCTTCAGCGTTGGTATTACCACCGGTACGCCATTACTATCAGGACAGCAAAAAAAAGAGCCAGCAGGTGATCCTGACGAAAGGAGCAAATAAGTGAGAACACAAAGTATTGATTACGGTTTGCAGTTTACTAGCCTTTCGACGCGTTCTATTACGGATATGATTGTTATACACCATACCGGTAACGACACGGATGATGACCTCTCAGCGGCAGATATTCACGCCAGCCATCAACGCCGGGGCTGGGCAGGTATTGGCTATCATTTTGTTATCCGGAAGGACGGTACCGTCGAAGTCGGCCGGCCTCTTAATTGTGTTGGCGCTCATGCTTATGGTTTTAATGATCATACGGTAGGAATCCATTTGTCCGGCAATTTTGAAATAGGAATGCCGACCGCAGGGCAAATCGAGAGCTTGGCGAAATTATTAGCAGACTTGACCGAGATGTACGGATTGGAAGACACGAGCCAATATGTTGTTGGACATCGTGACCTAATGGCTACGGCATGTCCGGGAGAAAGTTTATACGAATTATTACCGGATATTTTAGGCAAGGCCGAATGGTACAAGTTTTCTGCGTAATATACGCTTATGATTGGTTGCGCAATACAACAAAAGCGCTCACAAGCTAAATTTGAGCACGATGTGAGGTTTAGAGCAAAATCGAAAGGATAGTGTTAAAAAATGACAAAAAAAGAGCAGTTTATTCAAGACAGCACACAAAATACTAACAGTAAAGTAATTTTAGGATTGAGGATGCCTGATAATACTAAGGAAATTATTATAAACGACAATGTGAAAAATAAAATAGATTACGTTGTTGGTAAATATGATGATGATTTAAAAATGAACGGTGCCCCAATTTTTATCGAAGAGTATTTGTTTGTAAAAGCT